ACATGAGTAAGATCAACCATGTCAGATACTGTAACGAAGTTACCGTATTGCTGGATAGTTGCAGCTAGATCTGTTTTAGATAGAGCTGTGCCTGCTGGGGTTACCCCTTCGGCAAGTGGAGTGGTTACTTGGTCAAGGCTATTATATCTACGAAACAACATAGAAGTACCACTGCGATTTGACAAGGTCTTAGTTTGTCCAAACTGCTGATGAAGTAATTCTGGAAGTGCTCGAGCTAATAGCTGGCGATTATAAACGGCCTCTGTGGCCTTTTGGGTCCATATAGGAGCCAAACCTGCTAGTGTTTCCATTTTTGATTATCTCCTAATCAAGTAGAGAGTCAACCTCCGAGTAGCTTGATGGTTCATCTGAACCGTTCTGGGCCTTCATAAACTCAGAGAACTGCTCGTCAGTCATACTATTGATGAAGGAAGGATCAATCCCACCCTCGTTACGACCGTGACTCTGTGCCCGACCAGGCCTACCCTCAAGATGCGCCCTGCCAGCGAAGTCTCCACCGCTTCCGGTTGTACCTTCGGCTTTTACCATCTGAGCCAAAGCTACAGCCCCCGCGGGGGTATCGAACAACGCCTGCTGATCCTGTGGTAGCTGATTGAACTTGTCACGAATGTTTGGCAGTAAATCGGTAATCCCTGGCATTACATCCTCCAGTTGCTGGAATTGCTGCGTAAGCTCGTTCTCTTTCAAGAGAGGATTAACGCGGCCTTCTAATTCCTTCATCCTTTGATTAATAATTGGGTCTACCAGCTTGGCGACATCTTCGTCAATCTCAATTTCAGGCTCACCGGTATCTGGGGTTGAACTTTGACTTGATAGAACCTGTTCCATCAGCCTGTCGTTTCTAGCCTCAGCAGCGAGTAGTCTGTCGTTGACCTCATCGAAGCGCTCTTTAGGAATGGAATCGCTTCCGTCCTGTGGATTATTCAAATCGCCTAAGTTATTCATGCCATACTCCCGTGTTTTACGCCCTCGGCGGGCGAGTTGAGTGACGCGTAGAGAAGAATTACTCTGACCGCGTCCTTACCCAGGTGATGACCCTTTTCAACGCTGAGCGCTGGCCATCATGAAAAGCTCTCTGAAAGGCCCATTCGGGTCCCTCAGGCTCCTCTATGTTATCTGCAAGCTCGCACTGAGTCTCAATGAAGCTCATTAGCTCAGTGAAGGCTTGGTTACTGCTGATCCGGTGGAGCTCCACCTTCATTTCCTGTTTGTTCAGTTTCATTCTGAGAACTTAACATCTCCTGCTGGTTTTCGCCAGGAGAAATTAGCATCTTGTCCGCGTCACGGAACCCATGCTCTTCGTAGATTTTTTTCAAAAGGTACGGTACATTGATGTTTTGTACGAGCATTGGATTTGATGTTGTAATCTGTAGGAACATAAGCATCTGCTGTATTCTTTTATCTTGTTCAGCCATGTGCTTTGAGCCTGAGATTACTAAATCCCATTTTCTTCTAACATCCTCTGGATTTATTTTCTTCCAGTTGATTGTACCGCCCTGAGTAACTTTAACTATTTCTGAATCGCTCATGTATTGCTGTGAAAATTGAAGCTGTAATTCGATTACCTTCCTCAGTGAGGTTTCCTCAATATGCATAGCTATCTCGTTCAGGTTTGACCCTGTAACGCCAGCGGACTGAGAGACCTCAGTTGCTGACCTTGAATAGTGTTGATTAGAAAACGAAGACGAGGCCCTAGTGATCTGCTGGAACTCTGCCTTGATTTGACCAATGTCAGAGAATGCCAGCTGTAGGCCTCCTAGATCTTTTTGTACCGGCTGGAGGTTATTCAAATTACCAACCAAGTGAACAACGCCAGGCCCAGACTCTTCGTTTGGATCAATAACGCCATCATCAACGGCCTTCATCTCAGGATTGATTGCAAATGCAACAGCGTCAACCATTTGGTTAGCTCGCACATTCGCCAGGTCCTGTACCCCTAGAGCGGGCTCTATAAGCCCAGTTCCATAAATCTGCCCAGGTACTTCTATTAGTGTTGACAGTTGGCGAGGTAAATCCCCGCTCCAGAGGTGACTAGGTTCAAACCTAATTAAATGTTTTCTATTTGCCACTACAGCTACATAGTTTTCGTATATCTTATTCTCTTCATGGGTGTCCCCACCCATGGCCCCGCCAGGGATCTCAAATGTCCCCCAGAACTCAAGCAGCTCTACCTGAGACTTGTCCGGCAGCTGAAGGCCAAACGCCGAAGCCCTTGCCTCTTCCTTGTTGTCAGACCCTTTAGCTCCACGCCTTTGCCCGTCATGTATGACATCGAGGTTATCGTAGATCTTATATCCAGTCTCATCCGGCCTGTTTAGCTTTTTAAGGTGGGCCTTAGAGCGCCAAATTCTTTGGGCTCTTAGCGCTGATCCAGGGTCTGAAGCGTGCGGGTCTTGAACATAGTCAAATATATCCCCCACCATAAACTCCGGCCCAGCGAAAACTTTATCTATAGAGACAGGCGGCCGCCCAGGCATCTCGACCTGAGGAGGTGCAGGTTGTGGTGCCCCTAATTGCTTAGCTTGTGCAGCCACCTGTTCGTATTCTTGCGTTGCCTTTTTATATTCCTGAAAGACTAATTTCTGATCATCCATCCAGGCCTTAACATCATTCAAATATTTAGGGTAGTCCACGGCATGATCAACACGCCAATGCATAGACCACGGACAGTTACCTGTTATAACTAACTGCTTAATTAGCCTCTTGTACTCAGGGGTAAACCCCATCTGACGGTGCTGCCACTTCAAAAACAGTTCTATATCTGCCGCGGTATCATCGTCCATCATGTCCATGCCAACCCTGCCAGGCTGAACCGATAGCCACTCGTCACCGGGGAAGATCATTGCGGACAGTTGACTGTGCAATGTCTCCACGGCATCGAATGTTAGGCCCATGTATCTGTGGGATCGGCCCTCTGATTGAGCTTTAGCAACCCAGTCATCGGTATGGTGAGACATGTAGGCATAGATGCAATCTAACCAAACATCTTCCTTTTCAGCCCTCTGAGACTTCAAATCCTCATACTGCTGAACTAAATAATTAGCAACGCGTGTTTTCTGTATTCCTTGTTCTATCATCTAAAACCCTCCGAACTTTGTCGTGTGCTTTTTACGGTGTATCCGATTAGCACGGCGCATTTGTGCGTGTCTCATTCTCTCTTCTTTAGAGTAGACCTTTTTGGCCAACAACCCTCTCATCGCATCATATGCGTGGTCCTCTGAGTCCGTATCTATATCCTCAGGATTAGATCGAGATAAAGGTATCGCAGGCAAAGTCCTTATTAAGTTATGACATCTTTCCATAATCTTCAAGCGCGAACTTCCATTAACTACTTTTAACCAATCATGAACGATCTGTTTCTGATTAACTCTAGAGCCAGGACCCTTTGGCCAGGCCTGCCAATTCATTGACGCACCACCAAGCCTGTCATAAACAGAGGGCTGATCGTCAAGCTTAGCCCAACACTGACCATCTAAGTAGGATATGTCACACCAAATGTTATTCGTAGCCTCAATGGATTCTATCCTATCCCTTACAACCGTTGCGGGTTCCTCTGACCCCTCATTTGGCTTGTCCTTCATGCCATAAAGCTCATTCCAAATTATAATATCACCATCATAATTAGAATATGCCCATAAAACACAGTAGGGCTTAACAAAACCCCAGTCACACGCCTTCCATACAGGAACGCCCTGAGGCAGCTCGTGGTTAGGTATGATATGCACAGAAGGATCAAACTCACTAAACGCCTGACCAGCAAATATATTCCAGTCTCCATCTTTCAACGCACGCCTAGTAACAGGATCTGAAATCATGTCGAGCCTTAACTCGTAACCAGGGTCAGCACTTACTAAAATCTTGTTGTCAGATAGTTTCGCAGGTATGAATACACGCAACTCTCCAGTAACACTGTCCTTAATTGGAGTCATCGGAGTAGTAGGATCTATAAATCTACCCTTTACCCAGGCATGACCAACGCCGCCAGGGTTAGTTGTGGCACGAACATAACACGGAGCACCAGCCGCAGACCTAAGCCGAGAGAACATATAGGTGTAACAGTAGTCGTTTGGCCACTGGGTTAACTCATCCCAGCCAATCCAACTGTACTGGTGACCCTGATAGTTCTCTACATCCATGTCCCGCTCTAAAAATCTTAATTTTAACACGGCCCCAGATGGGAAATTCCACTGGTGATTAGCTTTATTGTAAGCCTTAATCCCATATATAGGCCCCCAAATCTGTATGGAGCGCTGCTCAATCTCCTGAAGCTGTGGAAAAGTTCTACGGAAAATTATACCCTGCCAGGCAGCACCATAACGATCTATGCCAGAAGAAAAATCACCCAAAAGAGCGTCAGTCTTACCGCCACCAGCCGCACCACCATACAAAACCTCCGCCAATGGACAACTAACAAAACTCTCCTGAGGGCCCTCTTGAGGCTTCCACGCTATGTTACTACTGGTTAATTTCATCGTACCTCCAGGTACTATTAATATCTAATAGAACTGCGCATGCCACTAAGTAACCTAGACTCAGCCTGCATTACACCAGACAACATGCCGGGGTCACCACGTTCAGTATACTCAGGAACTGAACTAATATGACGACTGCCGCCACCAAGCGCCTTCTCAGCCCAACCGCCTATACTGCTGTCAGTCGCAGGACTAGCTAATTGCCCAATCTGGGCAACCATAGGGATAGACCCAGCACCAGGGAGATCGTGACTCATTAAAGGGGTCGGTAGAGGGGTCGGTAGAAACGGGGTAGTAGATTGCGCATTAGCAATAGCTTGACTCACAAACGGAGAACCACCCCTAGGCTTAGCGCTCTGACCCTGCTGGCCCGGTAAAGGCCTCAAATTATTATACTGGGGCTGCTGCCTCATCATCTTGCGCCCCAACTGAGGCATATTATTTAATTTGCCAGGAGCCGTAGGAAGCGCTGAGAGAGCCCCACCTGTTGCAATTGACCCTGCGGTACCCATTGAACTAAAAAATCCCATGTCGATTAACCTCGTAAGCCTGGGAGGGTTATTCATCACCCTCTATGAGTTGTTCTAAAGAGATGACATGGTAAACGCCATCCTCATCCTCTACTACAATATAAGAACTTTTCCTGTTAGCGCTAGGTAAAATTGAGCGTGGGGGCATGGTAAGAAGGGAAGCATGGTGCTCGTGACCCCCCACCTCCCCTATTGGACGCTTGTTCCCGCTGGCTGGCACTGGCAGATCAACATCGACACCAAAGTCCAGTAGCAGGTCCATAGCCTCAGGCTCGTACACTGCGCTGGCAAAGCTCCTGCTTTTTGCGCGATCAGTCATGGTATATACTCTCCTCTACTCTTCTCTACTCTTCTCTACTCTTCTCTACTCTTCTCTACTCTGAGTTAGCATTTGTGTGCAAAGTGCTTGCACGGTGCTAGCATGTTGCAAGCATAACGCTAGCATGTTGCTAGCATGTTGCTAGCATGTTGCAAGCATTACTTACATAGCAACAACTTAGCCCTACTTCTTGACATTGATCTTCATCCACTCTTCAACTGTTGACTTGTCGGGGACAATGATCACGGCTTGAACTACCTGCGCCTGACTGTCCTTGTCCAATCCTGCAATGGTCCTGTCCATCTTCAGCAATCTTTCATGAACTGCCGTCAGATCTGCCAACGCTCGAGCTATTCCAGCCTTGCCACAGCCTAGCTCTGGATCAGCTTTAGCACGCTCCAAGAGGTTCCACATCGTCTTCTGCCGCAACTTATGGTCGTTGATGATCAGCTGGTTGGTTTCTCGAGCTATTTGCCTGCTATCGGCATCCTGAAGCACTTCTGGCGTTAACTCTAGGGTCTCAGGTAAGAGTTCTTCACCACTGTCTGGAATATCCAACTGTCCACTATTTAGGACACTTTCAGGTGTTGGCACAAACAGCAACGGTTTAGCCTCCGCGCTGTCGACCTTGCAGGCCATCCAGTGCTCCTTAGAGGCTCTATTGTACAATGTGGATGGATTGATCCCAAGTGACTTTGCTATCCACGAGGACTTTCGTCCTGCCACATAGAGCGATCTTGCCTGTGCCCAAACTTGTTTGCTGTACTTTCCCATGGGTACTTTTCTCCTATCTTTTACCGTCTTCTGCTATTTTCTTTACCACTCTAACATACCACTATTCCAGCCAGTTAGCAACTTGGTTGAAACTTTCTTCAAAATAGTTGAAACTTTCTCTTGACAGCTGGCGTAATAACCTATAACCTGTAGATTATCGATAGTGAATTAGTCACTGTCACTACTGACCTTTCGAGGCCGACACTAGGAGGATGACAAGGATGGCAAAGACGAGCAAGACATCAGTGACAATCAGGCGTGCAATCCTGAAGCTGAACATGGACGCGGTGCGTGACTTCGGTCGCGTGGCAGTCTATGACTACTTCATGGAAGCTGGCGAGGACGGTTACGACCACTGGTTATACTGCAATCCCGGATTTATGTGTAGGGCCATGGAGTGTGGCACAATCCACGAGGAGAAAGTAAAGGACGTGCTGGCCATGCTGAAGGACGTGGCATTCTACCACGACTTGGACGACCGTGACCGTGCGTTGCTGGAGTATCAAGCGAAAATCAAGCGCGCGCCATGGGACGGCAATTACATGATAATGTTAAATCACGCGCTGGCTGCACCTGAGGTTACGCCGGACATCATTTTAGCTCGTGCGGCACAAGCTAAGCGGTTCGTAGTACAAGACAGAGTATCAATGACAGTAGTAGCCGGTATGGCTCTCTTTGCCGCGAGGCAGATATAACAATTAGTGAAAGGTTTGTGACGATGAATTATCCAAAAGCGATGAGTACCAAAAAAGAAACTGTAGCTGGTCCAGAGTCCAGTTTCAGGCGGCTCTTGAGTCGTATATTTCGCTCACCTATCCTGTGGTACATATCTGTATTCACGCTGGCCTACTGGGTCAGTTCTTAGGGGGACAAGATCGAAATGGAGCTCTTCGGAGCCCTATCAGTTTAACATTTCAGGAAGGACTGAAAAGATGAGTAAAGTAAGCGACATTGTAACCAAGAAGATCTTAGCAGAACTAGCCAACGGCACTGTTCCTTGGCACAAGCCATGGACCACTGGCGCGATGACCACAGGCGGTCAGTGCAATTTGATCTCGGGTAAAGCCTATCAGGGCATTAACCAGATCTTAACAACAATCTCAAGTGACTACAACAGCCCCTATTGGTTAACATTCAAGCAGGCGCAAAAGTTGGGTGGTTCGGTTATTAAGGGTCAAGAATCAACAATGGTGATTTTCTACTCGATGTTTGATGTAACTGATCCAGCAACCGAGCTGACCCGCAGAGTCCCAGCACTACGCTACTACAAAGTGTTTAATACTGAGCAATGTGAGAACATCAGCCATAAACGCTTAGACGCTCTAGGTGACCCGCAGGCTGTAGTTAAGGTGCCAACGGTATCAGAATCAGCCAAAGCTGTTAATGACGCACTGGTGAGCTATTTTGACCGCTCAGGCGTAACAATGAAGGCCGGTGGCAATGACGCATTCTATGAGCCAACTAGAGATCTGGTTCAGGTTCCAGTTGCTGGAGCGTTTGAATCTCAAGAGGCATTCCTGCATACCCTAGCCCATGAAGCTGGACACTCGACTGGTCACAAGAGCAGGCTTAAGCGCGCAGGTATCACTGGCGCAAGTTCGGACAGTGCTAAAGATAGATACGCCAAAGAGGAGCTTGTAGCTGAGATCTGCGCCGGCATGCTGTTGGCCTCCAAGGGCTGTACGCCGGACATCAAGAACTCGGCAAGCTATATTGAGGGCTGGCTCAACAAGCTCAGTGATGATACAGGTATGATCGTGAGCGCAAGTTCACAAGCGTCTAAGGCAACGAATTTAATTCTTGACAACGCCTAGCCTAGAGGTTAGGTTCAATTGGCTGGGGCTTCACTAGGAGGCTCCAGCACACACTCAGATGGAGGTTAATTAATGAGGTACGAAAACCAAACGGGTTACGAAAAGCAAGAGGCTACTGAGAGGCTTGAGGAAGAGCTGTACTATGACAAGGAAGAGCTGGAAAATTGGTTTGGCGAACAGACATTAGATCTTGGTGAGTTCACCCAGCGGTTCGATGCCCTGATTGACAGAGTGGGCGCATTGATAGGTGTTGATGATATGGACGAACTGGGTGCTGGCTTAATACCTGCAGTTCAGATATGGATTAACAGTGAGCTGAGGTGGATGGACCAGAACGCAGACCCTAGGGGGCTGTTAGGTATCGAGGAAA